ATGAAACGATCCGAAATCAAGCGTCGGCCATTGGCTGATACGGTGCTGGCCTCCCTGGAGCCAGAGGAAAAGGAATACCGCGAGAACTATGGAATTGACCGGCTTTATTTCGTGGTCAGCAGCACCGGCCGCAAGCGCTGGGAGCTGCGATTCAAGAAGCCCGACGGCAAGTGGGGCTGGCACGGCCTGGGTTCGTATCCTGATGTCACTGCCAAAAAGGCCAGGGACAAGGCTCAGGAAGCCCAGCGACTGAACGCCGATGGCGTTGATCCCATCACCCACAAGGCAAACATCAAGGCGTCCAGAGATGCAGCCCAGGCGAACACGTTCAAGGCTGCCGCCGATCTGTGGTTGGAAAAGAAGGTCAAGGACGGCCGGGCCGAGAAGACGCTCGCCGGGATCAACGGTGCTCTGACCAACGACATACTCCCCGCCCTGGGCAGTAAGCCGCTGAACAAGATCACACGCGCCGACTGCGCCAACCTCCAGGCGAGTATCGAGAGCCGTGGTGCCCACAACACCGCCGAGAAGGTGCGCGTGTGGGTCAACCAGATATTCGGCCTGGCCATCGCCAGGGGCATGACTGAGAACAACCCGGCCAGCAACCTGATAGACATTGCCGAGAAGGCGCCAGCGGAAACGCAGTACCCACACCTGGTGGAAGCTGAGCTGCCGGAATTTCTGTGTGCCCTTGAGGCGTCGAGTAGCGGCACGATTGTACGCACGGCGTCATGGCTCACCCTGCTGACGGCTTCGCGCCCGGGCATGACGCGCTGGGCGGAATGGAGCGAGGTGGATATAGAGGGTGCATTGTGGACCGTGCCAGCCGTGAAGATGAAGATGCGCCGCGACCACGTCGTGCCGCTCCCCGTCCAGGCGGTCGAGATGATCAAGGACCTCCAGCGGCTTACCGGACGATCCCGCTACCTGTTCCCCTCCAGCGGCGAAAAGGTTCCGGTCATCTCTGATGCATCGATCAACAAGTGCTTCGCGCTGATCGGCTACAAAGGCCGCATGACCGGCCACGGCAGCCGGCACACCTGCGAAACACTGCTGTCCGAATTCGGATGGGACGAGAATTGGCGCGACATGCACCTGGCTCATAAGAAGGCGGGACTCAAGGGCGTCTACGACAAGGCGACGTATCTACCCCAGAGGCGGAAGATGGTGCAGTGGTACGCCGATTACCTCGACGCACTGCGGGAAGGCATGACAGACAGCAAACGGGCCGAGTTCAAAAGCAAGGTGAACGCCGGGTAATCCGGCGCCACCTCCCCTGCGCTACCCCCTCGCCGGCGGGCGTGTAGCATTCCGCCATCCAACAAACTACAGTTCACCCCTATGAAAATTCGCAAGGAGCATGCAATGACCTCTTTCATCACTCGTGTCATCACCGCGCTAAAGAACTCGCCTAAGAAAACCGACGAAGCCATGCGCGCCGAGTTCATGGATGAGCAGGTAAATCGAGACGGCGCGAGCACGATCAATTTCACCCGAGACAAAGACGGCGCCTTTGCAGACGCCGCCATCGAGGCTGATTATCGAAATTGGGTACGGCTCTACATGTCGGTGTAACGATATCTAAACCAACTAACCGATTCGCTCAATCGTCAACCTTGAGTCGTATGTTGCGTGCCCAAAGTTAGCTGTCGTGGCGAAGATGAACCCTACAAACGAAATAGTGTTCGCCGCATTCAGCTCAACTTCGTAATCGAAGTTGAACACCATCACGTTAGAAGAGAACCCAGCAGCCGCCTGAAGCACCACAGCAACGTTGTTAATGCGCAACTCGGCATAGCTGCTGGTAGCGCTGTAGCCAGGCGCCGTAAACACCAGTACGGCCTTGATTCGATACAGCCCCTGCTGTGTAGCGGGAACAGTAAAGACGCCGCTTGGCACGTCGTAAGCGAGATGGTCATCCCGCACCACCGTAGCAAACATGATCGGGGTACCCGTGTTGACCGCAAGCACCTGAAGAGCCCCCACCCTTCTTACGCTGGTATAAATCGGGCCTGGGTTGTTGATGTTCTTGAAGTTGCGCCTAATACCTGCGCCAGTGCAGTCATGGACCCACAGTAGCGCTGGCTGCTTGTCGGCTTCATCCGAAAGAACCATCGGGCCATAATCGCCAGGGCAGTACATGTCGCGTAGAACGTTTTGCCCAACCGCGCCATACACATAAACGCGGCAATCAATGATTCCGTCCGAAATGTTTACGCCTTTCGTGCGCTCAAGAAAGATAGCGCCGCCACCGGTAGTGTTGTTCGCATAGAAGTTGGTGCCCGTGATCGACAGGCCGTTTATCACATCGCTCATGTACAGGTTGTACTGGACGTTGTGATTGATGTTGCCGCCAGCGATACCGCCGTGGGCGTGATTGACGCCGCCAAAGGACTGCAACCCGTCTTTGTCGTTATCAACGATCTGAGGATTCACAATCCGAACGTTGCCAGCAGTGGTTTTCATGCCGAATTCAGAGCACTGCGTAAAGTGCGGATTGGTGATGGTCATGTACTCGGCGCCCGGAAGATCTTCGTACCCCTTGTAGCAACGGTGCCCACCACAGTCGATCATCCGGCCACCCTCGTAGCGCTGAACACCGACGTTCCCGGACATGTAGAAGCCATGGCCCGGCATATCGAAGGCGGTGATCCCATGCACCAAGAACCGTTTGGACGAATTGACCTCAATGCCTTTCTGGGTTCCTACCGCCTTCCCTGTACCCTGAATGACTGCCGGGCCGATAACTCCCGTATCGTGCGACTGGTACATAAAGCACATGGTTCCGCCATAGGTGCCGGGGTAAAGCTTCGACCCGGCAAGCAACCAGATCTGCCCTGGCCCTGGGATGAACTGCCCCTGCACAAGGCAAGTCACGCCGCGCGCGTCGATGATGCCAGGGCCCGAAGCAGACGCGGCCTGAAAGGCTGCAAGGTTGTTTGTAGTCAGATCTTCAACGATTGCACCGTACATGCGGATGTTGCGGCTACGACGCATGGCCAGGGCCAGGCTATTGGGAACGCCTGGTGCGGCCCAGTCAAAACCAATCGCCGCCGCACCGGCAGGACTGGAAAGATACTGAACCGTTTTGACATCGTTATTTGGGTCCAGGTAGGCGATATTTGATGCGCTGTTGATCGGCCCTTGGCCGCTCGATAGCACCAATGCAATCTGGTCCTTGACGTCTTTCCAGTTCGTGGCAGCGTTATCAACCTTATTGGCCGAAGCCAGGTTGATGATCCCGTTACCCTTGGCCCGGTAAAAGCCATTGCCGTCCACGTCGAAAAAGCCCAGCGATAGAGCCCTGGCGCTGTATCGCAACAACTGTTTGAGGGCCTGCCAGATCCTGTCGAAGTCACGGTTGACGGTGCTCGACAGGAAGTCGCCGTTTTCCTGATAGTCGTTCAGGCGCTGAAACGGGACGTCCAATTGCAGCAGCAGGGCCCCCAGGGGCGCGACAGTAAATGTGATTGTGCTTTGGGGGGCGCCAATTCCTGAAACGGTGAAGCCTGACGTCACCTCAACGTCGTTCAGGTAGACCTTGAGGTCGGCAGCCCCCAGCAGCAGGAACGGAATGGTATAGACGGTTGCGATCCCGTTGGCGGCATAACGCTTTTCGGTTGGCCCTTCTGGAACTGCCATGACTTGCCCCTTTGGTGGTGGCGGGCTAGTAGTCCACTTGAACCTCATGAACACCCGCATCTGGGCGCCAATCGTCACGCCGGGTCTCTGTCGGTTTCCCGACTATTCGGCCAATGCGCACAGGGGTTTGGGCTATGCCGCCAGCACCGGAGTCGATGTAGTCGTCTTCCTGGGTGGTCAGTGCTGGGTTGAAGTCGCGCATCTGGTCCCAGATGATTTTCAGCACCTCGACGTGCGCCCACAGGAAGCGCGCTGACAGCGGTGATTCGAAGGCGTCGAGGATGCGTTTCTGTTTGTTGGTGCTGGAGTGTTCCTCTCCTATCCCGCAACCTGTGCCCTTGAGTGCCTGCTTAAGGATCGCGGGAGCGAACCCGCCAGGGCCGTTTGTCTCGATGATCACGCGCGGAATTTGATACCTGACCACCAATTCGCGGATCTGGTGAACCTGGCCCCCGCAGATCCTTTCCCTCTTATCGAACTCCGCAATTTCCCCTGTAAGCCCCACGGCCAAGTGCCAATAAAGCTGCCCGCGCGCGTCGGTGAGGATCAGCGAGAAAGCCGATGCGTCGGACTTGATCTTACCCAGCGAGCAATCCCAATAGGCCACGGCCCCCACGATCTGCGTGGCGCCTAGGTACATCGCCGCGGCGTTGTTGGCGTAGCGCATGACCGGCTGAACGTCGTACGGGATGATGCGCGCGGGGTCTAGGCGAACCTCTGTGACGGGTTTCGAGTGGAGCTGATACTGCGAGTCCCATTCGTTGATGGTACGGGTTTCACGGCGCCGGGTTTCCAAGGTGGCCATGTCGAAGCGTTCAGGCCAGGCGCTACCGGCGTAGCAATCCACAAGTGTGCCGGGCGGCGCAAAGAAGGCGATGCCGGTTTTGGTGGCTTGGTAATCCCTGCCCAGCACCAGCACGCGGGCGTGCTTGCCGATGCCGGAGAACACAACTTCGGGCACGAACGGAACGTCATAAGCGTTCTGCTTGGCGTCCTCTATCCGGTGCTCCTGGGCGAACATGCGAATGGTCAGGCAGTCGGCCCCCATGCTTTCAAGTTCGTCGTACAGGCTGTCGTGGGTGTGCGGCGTGCCGATATAGAGCTTGCTGCCACCCGGCACCAGAATGTGCGTCTGCTCGCCCAGGCGATAGCGCAGCTTCTCCCGCGCCTCGGGCGTCTGGATGTTGCGCGGCACCTCCACGTCATCGTTCTGGCACTCGTCCGCACGGGCCGAAGTAACGTTGGACAGGATGCCCTTGGCGAACATGCTGGCGTTACGGAAGTCGGTGGCACCTTCAACCCACCATTGCTCGACCGTGCCCTGGTTGGGTGGCAACAGGTGGCGGGTCAGTGGGTGGTTGCGGATAACGTTCTGCGTATCGCGGCTGGTCTTGTAGGCCGTGGGGTCCGACTCCGACTGGTGCAGAATTCGATAGGTCGGGTCTTTGTAATACAGCCACGCGTTGTAAATCGCCAACAGCGTCGATTTGCCGAAGCCCCGGAAGCAACGCAAAACGGCCAGAGGTCCTTTGGCCTCCAGCCATATCAGCGCTTGTACGTGGATGAACGGCACATCCCATCGCATGCGCCGCGCCCACAGCATGAAAAAAATCAGTAGGCTGACTTTCTTTTCAGGCTCAGTGGACATGACCACCCTTCTGCATCCGGTCGATGATGGCCTGGGCCTCACGCTCGGCAGCAGCTAGTTCGCCGTCCAGTTCATCAGCAGCATCACCATCGTCCTTGCCTGGCTTCTGCTTATTCAGGACGCCGGTAATGTTCACCACCTTGAGCAGCAGCGTCATGGTGGCGGCGGCGTTCTTCTTGCTCCAATAGCGATCACCCCGTTCCTGCTGGGTGAGGTCGGAGGGGTCTTTCTTTGCCCCGGGCCAATTCGCTGGGTCTACCTCATGAATAACAACTTCGCCGAGGCTTTCGCTCAAGGCCTGCAACCGGGTTATTTGATCGTCGCGCATTACTTCGCTCCTACTGCGGCGCCCAGGTTCGGCGCGCGATCTGGTGTCGAATCGCCCGGCTCCCACCAGTACGACTGCTTGAATTCCTTGCGGGCGCGCTGCTTCATCCGGCGCAGGTAGCCCGGCGAGAAGTAATCCTGCAGTTGGTTGAAGATCAGGTGGTCGGTGGCGGCTTTGGTGTACCAGAGGTTTGCACCGGGTATGTGGGACTTGGCCAGGCGCACCAGCTTGCCCCCGGTTTGGTTGACCTCGCCGTCTGCGGCGTTGTCCTTCAACTTGAAGATGGATTCCAAATCCCCGGCAATGGGGCCGCTCAGGGCTGCAAGCGGGGAACTACCACCCTGCGACGTGTCGGAGAACAGGAAGTCGCCGTACAGACCCATGGCGCCACCCTTGAGAAATGAGGCAAGGCCGAAGCGCAGGCCCGGTACGCCCCATTTCTTATCATCGGTGATGTCCTTTGGATCGCGGCCGGCAGCAATCTCGCCCAACTGGATGGCCATTCCGCCCAGCACCGTGGTGGATGCGACTAATGCAGCCAGATACCCAGCCTTGCCCCATCCTTCCTGAGCCATGCCGCGCGCGCCGTGGCGCATGATCATGCCGATGGAAAAGCTCTTGAACTGCCAGAACGAGCGGACCAGCTCGCCTTTCATGGTTCCGCGCTCTACGCCGCCGTGCATCATGGCTTTCTCGCGGGCGCCGGGTTCAATGATTGCCATGTTGGTTTCATCCAGTACGGCGCCCAGCAGCTTGGTGGCGGCCTGATCCTTGAGGCGCTGCGGGGTTGTCTTGAGTTGCTGAGCCATCGCCGTCAGATCGGCGTCCGGGATGCGGTAGATGCTGTTCGCCGTCAGTACGGTGTCACCCACGCCGCGCCAGTCCTCGGGCTGGGCCATGCGCCACACAGACCAATCCGTCTCGGTGACACCCTGGCCCGCCAGGCGCTTGGCGTCGGCTGGGTCCATGGCTGCAAGGGTCGGATGGCGTCGGGACATATCGCCAATCGTGTCCAGCATGGTCGCGCCGAACGCGCGCTGGGAGCCGGCGGTCAATGCGTTCAAGCCTGACGCCTGCATAACCTTGCTGGCAGCGGTCTGGGAGAACTTGGCGATACGCCCAGCCACCTGTTCGTTGGTGCCAAGGCCGTCGGCGCCGAAGCGGTTCAGGCTGCCGATCAGTTGATTCAGGCCCAGGCCCGCGCGCTGCGCAAGGCGGCGGTCCCCGGCGCTGGCCGGGTTGAGCATGCGGATTTCGTTGGCGAACACCTTCATCACCGGCATTCCGTTCATGGACGCGGTGAGGCCCAGCGTTCCCTGGTCAGTGACCGACGTCAGTACGGCGGAGCCCAGGCGGCTGGCGACGTTGAGCGCGCGGTAGGTGTCGAAGCCATTCGCCAGCGCGGCAGACACTGGCGGTTCGCGGGTGGCGGCCACTTCCTCGTAAAGGTGTTCGATCTTCTTGCGCTGCTTGGCAGTCTTGGCCAGGTCGTTGGGCTTGGCGGTGTCCATGGCCTTTTGCCCGGAATCCAAGAAGTAACGCATTTGGTTGGATGGGTTGGGGCCAAGGGTTTCCACCAGGGCAATATCCCGCGATGCACGGTCGATGTGCCCGATAAGCAGCTCCAGCAGGTTATGGTCTCCATATGCCTTCTGGGCGGCGATGAAGCTTTCGGCGTCCTTGTAATGGATCTGCCGCGACTCACTCCCGCGGTTGGCGCGCATGCCGTTACCAGCTGCCTGCCCGGGCTGCATCTTGTTGGCGCCACCCGTGGCCAACGTGGTCCAGGCATGCCCGAGGAAGTCGGCCAGCTCGGCGTCGTTCATCGGCGTCCCATCTTCCTTGAGGTACTTGCCACGGTTCGCCCACTTCACATGATCGGCGACCCACTTGGCCTGGTCCTTGGCCACCTTCACCTGGGAGTGGTCGCGCGGCATGGACCAGTCGTCCAGCAAGCCCACATCACCACCGGCACGGTTGAAGCGCTGGCGCAGTTGCTCGGCGGTGTCCTTGAATTGCTTCGCTGCGGTCTTGGCCACTGCGCTGCCGGAGTCCTCGCCGTGCAGCTCTCGCACCAACGCCAGGTTGCCGGCTTCGTTCTGGAACAGGCCCAGGAACTTGCCCTTAGTCTGGTCGATCACGTCAAGCATGCGGCTCATAGAGTCGTCGCGGATTGCCCGCGCAGATGATTCAATCGACAGAATCCCGCTTTTGCCGTCGGCGGAAAACGCCAGTACCCGGTCGAGGCCTTCAAGTGGTTGATCCGGGAAGCGCTTCATATAACTGTCGATGCGGTCGTGGGCCAGGATGGTCAGGGCCACACGCTTTTTCTTGAGGTTCGCCTCTTCCACCAGATCCTTGGCGGACTTGGCGGCAGCTTCGTTGAGCCGGTCAGCGGCGGTTTTGGATTGCCAGGTGGTGTCGGTCTGCGCCAGTTGCTTCATATTGCGGCGCACGCGGTTCTCGATGCCCTGGATTTCCTGCTGGTTGAGGGGGCGGCCAATTGCCTGGGTTACGGCCTTGATGCATTCGGGGCGCATGGGCTTGCTCCTGTTTGAATGGGAGCAAGCCTATGGTTGCGGGATAGACGGTTTCCCGACTATTTAAAGCCCTCGTTGCAAGAAGCAGGCGGCGGCGGCGGCAAAGCCTTTGGCGTCCTGGGTGGCCTGGGCGATGTCTGCGTCTGCGCTGGCGAGCAGTTCACGGGCTGACACGGTGATGGGGTTGCCGTCGGCGTCCATGGCGCCCGTGCCAATGCGCATATCCTCGACGCGGGCCAGGATTTCGTCAGCGACCTGCACGACCGGGTCAGATACGGCAACCTCACCTTTCGGTGCTACGGCTGGATCGTTTTCAGCTGGTGCATTTTTTGCACCAGTTGGCTTTCCACCTGGTACGGAATCTGCCTTGGGCGCTGCGCCTTCCGGTTTTGGGGCCGCTTTGGGGGCCGGAATATCCAGCGGCTTGGGCTGCAACGTTGGGTCGGCGCGCTCGATGTCATCGAGGATGCGGGTTATTTCCTGGCGGGCGATCTGCGCCATGGTCAGCTTGGTGTTGGCCTCGGCAATACCAGACGATAGCGGGCTCTTGTCGAAGCCCTTCACGATGGCGTCGGCGCGCTGGCTCAGTCGATCCTGAAACCGCTGCGGAACCTCGCCACGATCCATGGCGTTCAGGTCTGCACGGGCTTGCTCGGCGCTGCGGTTGCCGCCGAGGGCCTCATTCAACGAGGCTTGGCGGTCGGCCAGATCCAGGCGATCCGCCTCGATTGCCTGGCGCGCTGACTGCTCGGCCTGTTTTCGCCCCTGGCCCTGCCGCTGGAACTCTTTGGCTCGGGCCTTGAACGAGTCATCAAGGGCGGCAATGCTTTGTGCCACGGTGGATAGTTCGGCCTTCACGTCCTTAACGTTGGGCAATATGCCGGATGCCTCTTGCTCCAGTTCGACACGCAACTTCGGCTCCAGATCCTGGCGCGCGGTGACCAGCGCCGAATCACGCGACGGAGCAACTACCGAGGATTCCTCGGCTGTTCGCAGGAACTGTGCACTGTGGATGTTATCGGGCAGCACCACCGGCTCGCCTCGCTGCAACTGGTCGATGACCGAACGGATTGCATCCTGGTGGGCCATGGCCGACTTGGGATCAACCGGCGCACCCGGCGCGGTGTCGATATCGGCATGCTGATTGGTGCGCTCGGTTAGCGCGGCGTCGACCTGGGCAGCCGTCGGGCGGCGGAAGTTGGCCCGGCCAATACCGAAGAACGCCAACCCCATGATGGCGTCAGTCGCCAGGGCCGTTCCGTCCATGACTTTGTACTGGGCGGCCTGCGTGTGATAGCCGTTGCTCTCCAGTAGTGAAGCAGTGGCGCCGCGCCCAGCCATACCCAACCCAACGTTCGCTCCCACAGCGATTGCAGCATCACCCAATATCGGTTTAACGAACTTTGCGGCGGGCAGCGCAACGCCAATGCCCGTGACTGCGGCGTCGATCAAGCCCTTTTTGGTCGCGGTGGATTCGTCCAGGCCTTCAGCCATACCCACTTGCTTGCTGGCAAAGCCAGCAGGCGCACCAGCAGCCAACGCAGCACCAGCCGGGCCGGCAACTACAGCGCCAGCAATGGTGCGCGGCAGTACGGCAGCGGCTTCGCCCAGGATCTGGCCGACAACGCCAACCTCTGTTGGGTCGGGGCGCAGGCTCATGACTGACTTGGCGGTGGACTCGCCGATGTCGCGGGCCTGGGTTTCCCGGAACTGCTGCTGATCAGCCACCTGGCCGTCATCGGGGAAGTAGGACGAACCGATGTTCAAATCAGATTCAACCGCCAGGCTGCCCAGTTGCAGCGCGGTGGATTGCATGCTGCGTCCGCCTTCGATGGCGCCACGCAGAAGGTTGGGCCCGATAGTACCGAGCGCGCCGGTGAACACGCCGGGGGCGAGCTTATCGGCCGTGCGGTCAAGGCGCTGGTCCTGGCTGCGCGCCTCGCTGTCTTCGATCATTCCGTCTAGCCAGCTCATTTGACGATCACCATGATTGGTTGCTTGGTGTCCGGGTCGATCTGCACCCGGCCGGCGTTCAACAGGTAATAGGAGCCCTCTTTGCCTGGCACCGGTGACAGCGGCATATCCTCCAACTGGCTGACCGGGATTTTGCTGGTCTTGGCCATGCCCTCGATCTGCATATCGACGGACTTGTTGAAGGCGTCGTCGTCCATGCCGTAAGGCTTGATCACCCGGGCGCCCGCTCGCTCAGCAACACCGCCGGTTGCCATGTCGAACGCGGACTGGGATGTCTTGCTGTCGAGGTCGTCGCCTTCGTCGTACTTCAAACCCTTCGACGCCGCGGTGCCTGCATACAGCGACTTGAACGCCAGGTAGGCCTGTTCGCGCTGCGGCGTGCCCGGTACAAGCGATGCGCCTGCATGCTCGTCGAAGGCTTCGCGGAATAACTTGTCCTTCGGCAGTGGCACCGACTTGTCAGCAAGCACCTTGGCGCCCGACAGCAGCGTGCGGGGAACGTCCGTGCCGTCGGCGCCCTTGAGCCCACGGAACTGGGCCATTCCGGCAAGCGTGGCGATAGGGTCGTCAGCCACCAACGGCTTGAGCGCGGCGGAGAAGTCAGCGCCTGACGGGGACGATGCAGCGATAGCGCCGAACAGTTGCAGCTTTGTCCCGTCGTCGGCCTGCTTGATCAGCGATGACAGCATGGTCTGCTCTTCCGGCTTCCACGGGTTGCGGGCAACCTCGGGGCCGTACGCCTTGCGCACAGAGTTGACCACGTCGAATCGGTCGGCGATCTGCTCACCCAACTTTTGCTGGCCTTCCGGAGTGGCGATGCCGGACACATCAAGCGGCGCCACATCGGCGCCAGTGCGCAATGCGTTGAAGGTCAGCGGGTTTTCCCGCATCAGTTTGATGTTGTTGTCCACGGCGGTCTGCAACCGGTTCAGGTTGGCTTGCTGGGCAACGCTGCCGCCATTCGCCTGCATCTGCTGGCGCTGCTGGTCAATGAACTGCTGGGCGACCGCTGGCGGCTGCCGTAGCAGGCCCTGCACCTGGGTCATTTCCCTCATGCGGGTATTGAACTCGCCAGCGGCTGACGTGCCGGACAGTGCCGACTTCCACCGCTGCTGGTCTGCCGGGGTTGGCGGAACGCCCGTGGAGGCCTGCCGGTCCATCTGGGTCAACACTCGTTCGGCCTTCATTTCCCGCATTTCGGCCTGGCGCTGCTGGTGTTCCTTCACCTGGAAGATTCGACCGCTCACGGTGTTGAGCAACTGGTTGCGTTTCTCCGGGTCCAGCTTGTGGGCGTAGAAACCGTCCTCGGCGGTCAGGTCATGTTCAACCTTTTGCAGGCTGCCCAGGCTTTCCCGCGATTCGATAACGCGCTGTGTCGCGTGTGTGGTCCAGTTGCCGTCCTTGAATTCCTGCTTCTTGCTGGCCCAGGACTCGCCGAACGCCAGGCGCCCAGCAACGTCGATGTCCTCGGCGTCCATGCGGGCATTGATCTGCTCGACGTTCGCCCCCGGCATTGCCGCGTCTTTGCCCAGCATATCCATGCGGGACGTCAGATCGCTCTGTGCCGACTGAATGCGGCCCTTTGCGGCTGATGCACGGATGCTATCCAGGCCGCCCAACTGCATGCGCTTTAGAGAGTTACCAATTTCACCCTGCTGTGCTTGGTCAAGCCCAGGCGTTTCCAATGGGTCAAGCTTCGACACTGCGCTATTGAAGGCCTCTTCGGACTTCTCGTACGGCAGTTTGCCGGTGCGCATTTGTTCATCAAGATCCGTAGCAATGGTCTTGATTTGAGACTCGCGATCGATCAAAGCGTTGCTGGCCTTAACTCGCGCAAGTGCTTGATTTTCCTTGTTTATATTATCAAGAACACCAAGCGCGGCGTTTTGCACGGTGCTTGCTGCCTGTTGCGCGGCCTGGGCCTCCCCACGAGTATCCACGGTGATGACGCGGTTCTGTGGCGCTTCGGGTACAGCACGGGCCTGCGCGAAGTTGCCCAGTGGAATCTGTGCCATCAGGAAGCCCCCCCAACTTTCGGAACAGTTGCATTGGTGCCAGCAGCCGAAGCCTTCCAGGCCATGCCCGCCTGGGCGCCGGCCGACAACACAGTGCTGATGGACTGCGAGTTAGCCGCGCCGCGCGCCTGGGTGCCCGCCAGGCTGTAGTTGCTGGCATCGGTGTAGCCACGGGTTTTCTGGTTTTGCCCGTTGAAGATGGTCAGCGCCGCGTCTTCCTCGGCATTGCCGATGATTTCCTCGTTGATGTTGATGGCCGTACCCGCGCCAGTCTCAACGCCCGAGGCGGCGAGGGAGGCGTTGGCCTCGCTGGCCTGATTGCGCGCCAGGCGTCGAATGCGGTCAGCCTGCACCACGGCAGCGCTGGCGGCCGCGTCTGCATCGCTCTGGGCCTGATCCGACTGGGCGTTGGCGTTGAGCTGGGCCTGCTTGCCCGACTGCTGGGTGGTGTAAACCGAATACACGGTCGCCGCCGCGACTGCGGCATAAGCGGCGTATGCTGCTGCTCCTACTGCCATGTCAGATCTCCATCATCAAAAGCGGGCCGATGTTGCGCAGCCCCTGGGATTCATAAAGCCGGGTGGTTCCCTCAACGCTTACACCGGTGCCGATGCCCATGTAGATTTGCTTCGCGCCCTTGAGCTTTGCCCACTCCTTGAACGTCTGGATCAGGCGAACAGCGATCACCCCATTGCGCTTGGATGGCTCAACGAATAGCGAATAGTCGTAGGCGATCATGTCGTCACTGAACCACTGATCAATGACGCCACCGGCCATGCCACCCACCACCTCCCCGCGAACCTCGGCGACAAACACAACGCCCTGCCCATTGATCAGGTCATGAAGAAAACGGGCCGACTTGTCCGGGCAAAAGTTCATGGTGGAATAGCTGGTGGTAGCGTGCAGCAGCGTGCCCAGCTCGATCAGCCGGGGTACGTCGGAGTGCTTGGCGGGCCGGATCATGGGTACACCTCAATCATTGATGGTTATTTTTTTGATGACGTTCAGCAGGTGGAACGGCAAAGGCTGGTCCTGCATGATTTCCAGTGACGCCTCGCCACGCTCCCACCCAAGGTTCTCCAGGCGCTTGACGCCGATGAAGCTCTCGGGGGGCTGGTCAAGCACGTTCTCTCCGAGATTTCGAAAGCTGATGGTCTGGGTGATGCCCTTGCCTTTCACCTTGCATCCGATGGTGTCGAGGAAACGCAGGGTGATTTCGCCAATTCGCATGCTGTTGCCTTGCGCGCTGCCGGTGTTGCCTGCGGCCTCGGGCGTCAGCGTCTTGATCAGCGTCTTGAAGTTCAGGCCGATTGAGGTGGTGAACGCCTTTCGCTCAATCGTGACCTGGCCGCCTGTGACGAGCTGCTGCTGCATTACAACGCCGTCGGCGACGATATCCACCATCTTGCCTTCCAAGTGCGCCAGGCCGCCCCACACGGTGGCCCCGCCAACGCTTGTGGCGTTCACGCCGGAATCAACGCGAACACCAGAGGTGAACCGCTCGATGTAGCGAAGGTTTTGCCCGTTGATGTTGCGACGGACCACCACCCACACCTGATCACCGGTCTCGGTGGGAATGGACGCGGCCGACTCGTAAGCACCGTCGGTGATCTGCCTGGCCCAGCCAATAACGTCTTGGTCACGGTCCACGGTCATGGTGGCCAGCACGCCGTCGGCCCGGACCATGTACAGGATGGATTCCGGCTCTTGCTGATAGGCCATATCAACGATGCCAGACTTGGTTGCATGCTCCGACAGCACGGACATATCGGGAGAGCCGAACGTGTCGGAGTCGTACTTGTAGGCCATGGCGCGCAGCTTGCGGCCGGCGCGCTGGATGAAATACAGCTCATTGCCGATCCGAACCGGGCGGACCTTGTTGCAGCCGTACACGGATGGGTTCTTGGCGCGGATGTTGGTCGGGGTAATGGCCTTCTCAACACCGCCGCTCACGGTGAACTCGCCGCCGTAGGTCAGCGGGATCAGGGCGTTGATCTGGCCGATGTGCAGGATTGGATTGATCTGGTCCGACGACAGGTTGTAGGAGATTGCATCGTCGTCCTTGGTGCCCAACTCGAAGTTCAGGTACTCGCCTGTGCGCGATTCCCAAATGGTCTGCGGGAAGTTTGGCGAACCGCCCAGGGCAAGGCGTTGTTCGTACAGCGTGCCCGCGCCAGGGTAGCCGTCGATGTCATTCCATACCGAAGCCTCAAGCGACCAGGCGTTGGCCGGGGATGCGACGGCCGATGTCGGCGCCGACCGGATGATGCCCGACACCACCGTGGAACTGGTGAACGTGATGATTTCCAACAGCCCGCCGTTGATCTTGACGAACTTGCCGATGTCATTGGCGCGCCAGCCTGCAACACCGAGGGTCATGCTCACAGAGCCGCCAACGGGCGTTGCTGCGCTCAGGGTGTTGGTGGTTTGCGGCGAGCCCTTGAGCGACCAGGTTGGGCGCGTGGTGGCGCTGAATGCATTGGTAACTTCAACGGTGGCCACCGTGGCGCTGGTTACTGCTGTGACCTTTGCCACGCCGCCGCCCGCCCAGATTTCGCGGCCAACATCGGCAGCCAGGAAAGCAGATTCAGCAGCAGTAACGGTTCGACCGGTGCCCACGGTTGGATCGCTGATAGTGAACAGGGTCAGGAAGTCGATACCCTTTTCATCGAACGGCTTGGTCACAAACGGCGCCGGGGCCAGGGTCCACTCGGTATTGGTGATACGGCGCAGGCGCCCCACTGGCACCTTGTTGTGGAAGATGAACATGGTGTCGGCGCCCTGCACGTAATCCATTCGGTCAAGGATGTCGTGGGCGTATGGGCTGACCAGTTCAATCCCGCTGTATGCGCCGGTAGGAAGGTGGATCCTGACGTACAGGTCGCCAAACTCAATCATGAACGCCTGGGAGGCGTTGAACACGTAAGGGATAAGGCGGCAGTTCTTGTCCGGGAACTTGGCCGGCGAACACATCAGCGTGCCGTCACGGCGAACACATCCGCCATGGATCACCGGCCAGGCGTTCTGGATGATCTCGGCGCCGTTCTGGTAGCGGGCGATATCGACGCGACCGAGCATGCGCGGGGAGACCTCCCCCGCGGTGAAGTTGGTTTGGTTCAGCGTCAGGCGAGGCATTACCAGTGACTCCCGAAACGCGCGGCATACAGGCGCTCATCACCCAGGGTCTGCGGCGGATCTTCCTGGCCATCCACGGCCTTGGCCCGGCGCAACATCGTTTCGAGCTTCTGCTCTTCGCCTGCCTGCTTGGCAGTTGATTGAGTGACTGGGTACGCCAGCGCCGCGCACATCGCCTGGGTGGCCAGCGCCACAAGGTGAGAGTCCCAGGTGCTTTCTACCTCGTTACGGAAAACGTAGCGCAGTTCCAGAACCGTGGTGTCAGCCTGGATGGACCGGCCCTCAACCAGGTAATCGATCTGCTGCCCGCTGCTTCCGACCTCCAGAACCCGCGAGCAATCGGCCGGCAGCTCAAACGCATGGGAGTAACCAAAGATCGGAGCGGCAGCATCAGGCGCGAGCACTGCCCGCTTGATGCAGCAGTTCCAAGGGTGGGCACGCAACAGGTCGTCACGGACAGTCGGGTATAGGTTGGCGCACAACTTCGCCCGGTCAAGGTTCTGCTGGTCGGCAAAGTCATTGATGGTCTGCGAGCCGAGTAGCAGCAGAGCGTTGGAACAGATCGAAACACCAGTGGCCATTGCCAACCTCCAGATAAAAAGACCGGGGCGCGCGGCCCCGGTAAATGATTTGCCATCCTTGGCGGCCCGTGAAATCAGTTTTGACCGGCGTACTGACCTACCAAGGTGATGACCTGACCAGCCTGGAGAGCAGCACCAGCCACGGTGGAGAGCAGTTCACTTTGATCAGTGGCCAGACCCTGCTGGGCCACGGTCACTTCGAACAGCGCACCGTTGGCGAGGTGTGCCTCGGCGACCGCGTTACCGGCAGCAGCGACCGAGGTAGCAGCCAGGTAGCGGGCTTGCGACACGGTGTCGCCCAGGTTGAGGGTCGAGGATGCCGCGCCGGCGCCGAAGTACAGCTTGGTGCCAGGCATCAGTCGGGAGCCGAACGGCAGAAGGCCCCAGCTGATTTTGTCGCCGATGGCAGTACCACCAGCGGGAACGGTGAAGGTGCTGACGAGGATCTGAATGTCAGCGCCTTGCAGGTTGGGTTTCACCAACTGCTGAGGGAGCGCCACGCGTGCGGCGGATACAGAAGCGTTTACGGTTGCCATGGTTTGAAACTCCTAAGTCGGGAAAGGGGCAAAGCCGAAGCCGCTTACGCGGCCTCAGTTACTGCGATCTCAACCACCTTTTCTTCCTCGACCCGCACGGAGCCGATGGACATTTTGGCGTAGACGCGGACGTTGAAGCCCTTGCCTGGATCTTCACCAACCTTGGTGGTGATGTCGGCGCCCTTGCCGAGGGTGACGCCCGACTTGGCCCAGGCGTACAGGCGGCGGGTGCTGCCGTCGTACGGGGTGCGCTCGGACGGAATCCAGGTGAAGCCCATCCACTTGCCTTCTACGTCGCCTTCCTGGAGGAACTTGCCGGCCATGTAGTCAGCGCTGGTCAGGGTGGCGTCCGCGAGGATGTCGGCGGCAGCGGCAGCGGTGTAGGTGATGAACAGCTCTTCACCGTTGTGGTTGTCGGCCTCGTTGCGTCGGAACAGCTTCCGGGCCTGGATGATCTTGGCCTTGGTCAAGCCGGTGCCGCCCACAACGATCTTTTGGGAGGCTGGCAAGATGATGTTGCCGGTGGTGGCGCGGGAGTTGCCGCCCATGGACGCGATGACCACGTCATCCTTGGCACGGTTCAGCGAGCTGACCATGGCCTTGACGTAGTCCGACGTCGGGTCAACCAACATGCGGATCTTGTCTTGGTCGTCGATCATGTCGCCGTCGTCCCAGTCGAACAGGTCAACAAAGCGCGTGCTGTGCGGTTGATCGTTGATCGGGGTGTCCGCATGGCGCTGGGTGCGGCGCTGCGCGGTACGCTGGCCGAGACGGTTGATCGACTTCGACATGCCCACGATGTTGGGCTCGATGGTTACGTGCGGCTCGAAACGGGACTGCATTTGTTGGGCAACGTGGCGGAAGTTATCCGCGAACTGCTGAACAAACGCTTCGGTGATTTGCTGAGACATGCGGTGCACTCCAATGCAGATAAGGGATTGCCTGCCGGGTATCCGCATCGCGGGCCGGTATTACCTGGCGTGCATCGGCTTTGCTGCGCCTCGGGGCTTTCTCGGGTATCTGCGTGCCATCGCAGGCCGGCCCATTGCTGGGATGCCTGCGATGTTTGTGCATGGGGGGTGTCGGTTTCCCGACTATTTGACGCGGGGATCAGCCAAGGCGGGATTGCTGCTTGCTGTACTTGCTGTTGTATAGGGCGTCCAGCTGAGCCTGGATGCCTTGTCGCTTTGGATCGTGCGCCGGCAACGCCTGCAACTGGCTGCGCAGCTCGGATGTCTTCACGGCGAAGTCAGCTTCGTTGATCTGGGCACCGCCATTGATGGCGTTGTCTTCCTTGAGTTCGCGGCCAATGTTGGCGGTGAACGCGATGAAGTCCGGGTCTCTGCCGAACTTACGGTTCAATGCCTCGTAGCTGCCAAGCCCTTCCTCGTTTGCAAAGGTGGACGAGGCCAGGTAGGAGGCGCGCACGTTCTGTGTCATTGCCTTGTCGTCGCCCCATACGGCCTTCAGCGCATCTGTGCAACCCTGCAAGTCGAGCGTTTCAGCGCCACCAACCAGGGCAGGCGCCGCCTTCATGTACTCGCCAATCACGTATTCGACCTGGTCATTGGTCAGGCCCTTGGCATGGGCGCCCTTGAGGAAGGACTGGGTGTCGGGGTCAGCCTTGAACTCGTTCCAGTCGAAACCCTCGACGCCTTCCAGCTTGACCGTGTATTCATCGACGGTCTTGGGCGGCACGTCGCCGGAACCCATGCGGGTTTCGAGGTGCTTGTACGCTTCGGCCATCTTGCGGCTGGACTGCTCCAGGTCGAGCGAGCCGTCTTCCTTGTTGGTCCGGTACTTCTCGGGGATGTAGTCGGTGGTGTTGGCGCCGCTATCCAGCACGGAGCCTGTGGGAGCGGGGGCTGGCGTGGTCGCTGCTGGGGTGGATGGGTCGCCGCCCTCACCAGCTTCGGCCATGTAGAAGTGGCCCAGGCGGCCATGGATAAACATGTTCATCGTTATTCCTCTTGCTCGTTGGGATCGGCTTGGACGCCGTTGGCGCGGTTGATGCGGTTTACAACGTGGTCGAGGACTTCACGGGCCCCGGCCTGCTTGTACGTGGTGAGGATGGCGTCGATACCACCGACGGTGCAGGCGTTCTTGGCGAAGCGCTGAATCAGCAGCTCCAGCACGATGCGACCTTCGTGGTGATCCTCGAATACGCGCTTGAACATCGCGTCGATCTGTTCGGGGGTCATGCGGCTGCTCCCTGTTGTTTCAATGCAGCTTCACCGGCCTGCTGCATCATTGCTTGCTGCTGCTCCTGCTCCATGGCGGCCTGTTGAGCCTGGGCGCGGTCGGCGCGGATCTTGTCCCGGTCGGCTGAGCTGCGGATGACAGAGCCAGGCACGCCCAAAGCCTCACCCTTGAAGCGCTGGGCTGCATCCATGTCAATGTTGTCCATAACGGTTGGGTCGGTTGCAGCGACGACCAGAGCGCCTTGGATGAACGTGTCGATAGCCGTCACTTCCTCCAGCTTCTGCGACCTGGCCAGCGGCGACAGGTAGCGCACGGTGAAGTTGCGGCCGGCCAGCGACTCAGGTGCAGCACCCAGCACGCCCGCGCGGTAAGCAATGCCAAAGCACCGTTCGATCATCGGTTGCAGGTACTCGGTTTGCAGCCGGCCATACACCGGGCCGAGCAACTGACGGATCAGGTTGACCCGCACATGCACCTCGGTGGCGGTCATCGCCGGGCCATCCTGGGCCTGGAGCTGGTCGGCCATCAGGATCTTGCGGATAGAGCCCTGCAAGCGGGCGATCTTGGTCTCGGCGTATTGGAAGTTGGACCCGCTCTGTAGCGGCTTCATGCTGTCCACGGAGTTGGCCACGATGATCTTGCGCGGGCCTACCTTGATGGTGCGCGGGTTCAGCACGCCGTCGTCTTCGGCAATCCACATGCCCGCGATAGCCAAGTCACCGGCTGCCAGGTCCATTCGGCACAGTTCGTTCAGGGTGCGCGCATCAGGCAAGGCATCGAACACCGGGCCAATCGCGTACACGCTGTCCGGGATCATCATCCAGCGCGGAACAACCACCGGCATTTCGTGATAGCCCGACTCGCTCACCAGATGCTTGGCATCTACCTCGACCTTGCACGATGCAATGGGCATGTTCTTCGCCAGCTTGGCGTTGACCATGTGGGTGGTGCGCGGGTAGATGGCGTGGACGAACCGAACCATCTCCTGCGGCTTGTCCTTGGACAGCTTACGGGTGGCATCGCTGACGTTCTGTTCGCCGAACTCGTTGACCGCCTGTTCAGCCGTCAGCTTGTATTCGCGATACACGGTGTCGATCTTGCCCCCGGCCTTGGATGCGGATGCATACACGCTCGCGATGGGCCACAGATCGAAGGTGAAGCCGCCCCTCTCCATGTCCTGATCGATGTACAAGGCAAACCAGCCAGCGCACACAACGTCAATCAGCCCCTCAAAGGCGGCCGCGTCGAAGTTGGATGCGTGGATGTTCTGCCACAGGATGTCGGCCGAGTCGTCCAGCCAGCGGCGCTCTTCCTCGGTCTCCTGGCCAACGTCCATGCCGAACCACAGCGAGTTGGCCGGGGTCAGGCCCGACATGATCCCAGACGACAGAATCCGTGCTGCGTCCGTGGTGGTGCCGTCGATCATCCGCGCCTTACGCATCTGCGCTTCGATGGCGGTGATCTGTTCAGTGCAAAAGCCACTACCCCGAATCGGGTAGCTGTGATCGAAGCAATCGCGCCAGACCGACTCATGCGGCGAGCGGAGAGACTTCAATGTGCTCAGCGTTTTGGCGATCTGGTCTGCATTCATGCGCCGAGTGTCCTTTTGCCCTGGTCAAGGACGCTACCCGCCGCGCCGCCAGTAGAGAGCAAGCTGCTCTCCTGCTTGCGCTTCTTGCGGGTGGCCGTTTCTTCGTTGGCCTTCTGGGCTGCCAGGTCGGCGGCTTTCTGCGCCTCGATAGCAGGATCAGGCGTGGCAACGGTCTTTGGTGCCTTTGGCTTGCTTCCCATGGTGTCAGTCCTTTGCTTTTGGCTCAGGGCACAACCAGCCTTCGGGCGTCATGACCGCCTGAGCGAGCGTGGTTGCGTCGATGCTGGTGGTGGTCGTGGTGGCGGGCTTCGGCTCGTTCAGCCGCTGCGGGTCCAGCACCAGTGGTTCGCCACCAGCGTTCAGGCGCTCGACCTCGGGAATGACCGTGGCCTTGTCGCCAACGAAGTCACCGACCTGCTCGGCCTTCTCGTCGTTGGTGACGGCAATCCACTTGCCCGCGCCCTTGTGCTTGGCGACGTAGAGCGGCGGCGCGGCGGTGTCGGTCGCCGTATCCGTGCTGCTGGTGGTGGTCGTGGTGGTGTTGGCGAGCGGATCGCCTGGGGTTTGAACGGTGAGTTCTGGAGCTGGCATTGGACTGGCCTCGGGCTGGTTGGTGATCAACGAGGAGGCCAGAATCAATGGGGTGGGCTGTCGGGTTCCCGACTATTTGCGAGGGAGGCAGGCGGTGTTGACCCAATCAATCAGGCTGTTCAGGGCAATGATTGCTTCGTCTCCGTCTGTGGCGACGGCGACAATTCGTTGACCAGCCGCTGGGTCAAGTTCGGCGCGCGCTTCTGCATCATCCACGCGGCCGGCACTTGGTCCGGTACGCACGACGGGGCACTTGGCTGGGACTGACAGCCGCTGAGCGCCAGTGCCAACACGAGCAAGCAGGTCTTTGTTCTGGGCTTGAGCATCAGTGAGTACCTTGGTGTTATCGGTGTCGAGCTGGGTCAGCAGCTTCTGGGTGGCCTTGCGTGATGCTGCGGCGCGCTCCAGGGTGCCGACCTGCTCCGTCGCGGTGTCGAGGCGTGTGCTGATGTGATCGAGACGCCAAAGCGCCAGGACAAGCGCCATGGCAAGGCCTGCAACGAGATAGCGAGCCATGGCGCCCATGCTCAGGACTCGACGTGCAGGCGCTGAGTCAGCTCGTAACCCATCAACGGCCAAATCTTGGTGATTGCGTTCTGGCGAGCGACCTTCTTGCCAATCTCGGCGTCGAAGTTCGCCTTGGTCACGCACGCGCTCTCACCGGTGACAGTGAAGCCGTTAGCCAGCACCAGGACGCAGAAGGTCAGGCGATTCAGGCTGTCGGCATTACCGGCAGGCTTGGTGCCCATCTGGCTTTGGCCCAGCACCCCTTCGCCGGCGGTGAAGTAGAACTCGCTGCGGATGTTGCGCTCTACGTCGCCAGGGGTCACACGCGGCGCGGTCAGTCCTTTGTCTTGAATCTCTTGCTCAATCGCTTGGTCGTTCATGGATATTGCCTCGGGGTTGGGGTTGGGGGATTACTGCGCAGCCATGCACTTGGCATGGCGTTCAAGCTGTCGAGCCCAGACGCCCCAGCACCGTTTGTTGCGCGGCGTGGAGCAGTCGAAGCCAGCGGCATAGCGATACTTGAGCAGGTCATGGCATGCCTGGGCGTAGTTGCCGGCCAGCAGGTCGCGACGCGGGGATCCGGCGCGCCAGGTGCCAATGCCGTACTGGCCCACGAAGTCCATGTAGATATCGAATTCGTCCTGATACAGCTTCACGCCCGGGAGGGACGCGGCGAATTGCTTCTCGGCTTGGCTGTTCAGGTTGCGGGCCAGGATCTCGGCGCGCTGCGGGGTGATGGTGTCGCCCATGCGGACTGGCGAGCCATCTTCGTAGCGGGTCGAGCCGTGGCCGATGGTGGGTACGTCGCCCTTGGTGGGGATGACGGCGGTGGTGGTCAGGCCTTCGCTGGTCTGCCATGCAGCGAACCCGGCAGCGCTCAGACTGAGCAGGCCCACGGCGATGCGCTGACGCAGTTGGGGGCTCATACCTTGCACTGATCGCGCAGGGCCTGAAGCCTGGCTTGGCTTTCGGCGTGTTCGCGGCGGTCCTTGCGGATCTGGAAGTACGTGCTGATCACCAGGCCCAGCACTGCAACTGCCACACCGGTCATGCCTATCCAGTTCACCTGGGACAACCAACCAACGAAGCCAACGGCCCCGCCGGTGATCATGCCCTTGCTGGCAACTGATGCGCCGACTACCTCAACGATGCTTTCCGGCGCAGGGTTGGCCATGCTGTTACTCCTGACTGGATGCTTCATGTCGCCTCCAGGGTCAAAAAAAGCCCAGCGCTAGTTGGCTGGGCTGCGATGACCGTAAGAGTCGTCGGGGTCAGGTGTCGGAATCCCGACTATTTCTCCGCTCCAAACTCGGCAGCGGCCAGCACGATGGCGCGGCGAACGTCTGCGTTTGGATCAGCAAGCACCAACTGTTCGACCGTACACAGCCTGCCCTGGGCGTCCACATAGTTCACGCGCACGCCTCTCGGGCCTTCGAACTCAATGTCCAGCTTGAGCGCAACCATCAGGCGGAACGCATCGCCGTCGTCAGTGAGCGGGTTCCAGTATTCATGCGATTCAGGCATCACGTAATGCGTTGAGCCTTTGTGGTCAATCGTTTCGCGCGCACCAGCAGCCTTTGCCGCCAGCTCCAGCAATTCCTGATCAGTCACTTCGAATCCTCCAGCGCTTTCATCAGCGTGTCATGCGTGAGCTGCGCCATGGCTTGGGCGTAGTTCGCGGTCTCTTGCATGAAACGCATTAGGGTCACATCCTGCCGCGTCCCCTGCACGTAGTAGTGATCGTCAAACGATCTGCCGTTGTGCGTATCAGCAAACCACTCTTCAAAGCTCGGTAGCTTCACGGTAACCCCTCCCACTCAAGTCGCCAGATGGTACGCCAGCAGTCCCATGGCGAACATGCATACACAGCTCAAGCCGATGACGTGCGCCAGCAACAGACCGCGATGCAGGCGCATCACGTTGCTCCGGTACTTGGCCAACTGCTCCGGCGTCATGCGGCTGAACTTCTTCATACTGATGCCCATTACGCCACCGCCTGCCCGCCAGCAGTCACCCACAGGTCGTACAGCTCCTGCGTCATCTTGCTGACGTAGCCCCCCTCGTAACGCTCAAGGTTGTAGTGGCGGGGCACGCACCACTCTTCAAAGGTTACGCCGGCGCCAAGCTTCAACAACTTCTCGGCCTCGGCGGTCAGCTTGTCTGCCAGTGCGTGCTGGCCGTTGTTTATTGCACGCCCAGCAGCATCGGACAGGTTGATGGCGCGGTTTTGGTTTTCAATGGTAAGCATCGGTATTCCCTCAAGCCTTGGAGTGATAAGCCCACCAGTCACCGACGGCGACCATGGGCAGCTTTGAACGGTCCCGGCCAGTGACCTGGGACCAAAACGACACAAGGCGCTCACCCTCGGTGTATCGAGGTTCGGCGCCCTGCTTCCAGCCAATCAGCGTTGTGCGTGCAACACCGACAGCGGCTGACACAGTGTTCAGTGAGTAACCCGTCTTGGTCAGGCCGGTGATGACCTTGAACCAATCGACGCGCTTTTCCGTCTTGGGCTGCGACCTGGCTGTCTGTCGAACAGGAATGACCAGGCGAGCAACCACAACCCCTTCCCGCGCAGACACGACAGGCTCTGGTGGTGGAAGGTACAAATCCAATTGGTTGGGGTGGGCCTGGGTTCGCATGGTTAGCCTCCAAACGCGTGCGCGCGCGAGACAGAGTGAGTTGTCGCACCCTCCCCCAGCTCTTTCATCATCGCTTTGTACTTGGCCCTGATCGCCTTCAAGTCGTCGATGGTGTAGCGCTGCGGCTCGTGCGGACCTTCCAGCCAATCGACTTGGGCCTGACCAATGCGGTGCACCAGGTTGATTCGGTAGTTCACGATGTCGCCGGACTTGTGTTGATTGCACGGGACGCACTGCTTGTGGCAGTTGAGTGGCTCGAAGCGGAGAGCGGGATTGCTGCCCACGGTGCGGTAATGGCCAGCGTCGTACTTGCCCTCATGGTGGCGACCACAACTGATGCACGGACGGGCTGCGTCTCTGGTGCGTATCCAGGCGTTAAACGCGGCCTGAGCCTCACGCATGTACTGGCCCTTTGGCTTTAAGCGCTCCTTGGCCGCTCGTAGCTCCTTCCTGCCTACCTCTGCCAGGGCCTTTCGGGACTTCTCTTGGCGTGCACGGGCGATCACCACGGCGCAATCGGGTTTGCACCAGCTCTGGAAGCTGATGGCGGGCACGAACTTCTCGCCGCATGCGGGGTTCTTGCACTTCTTCGGGCGGGGCTTTTTGGTGATCACGCGGCCACCTCGCCCAGCAGGTCGGAGAAGAACACGCCCTTGGCGGTGAACTCGGCCACGATCTGATCCGTGTAGGCAATGCCCTGGGCACGGTTGAACAGGCGGGTCACCGGGAAGCCATCCGGGCCGAAGATCGAGCAAGGGCCCATCAGCTCCAGCTTGGTCTCGTACTCCAGGTGCAGGAACATCCGGTTCCAGCCGTTGCGGAAGTCGGCGTCGGCATTGCGCATGATCGGCACGCCGAAGTGCAGCTTGCAGTACTTGCGGGCGTCTTCCACGTCGCCGATCTGGGTCATCTGGGCGATACGCTGGTACAGGGCGAACCACAGGGCGTTCTGGTCAAGGGTGCGGTCCTTGCCCGGGCGCAGGGTGATGACCACGAACTTCTTCGCCTTGTACATGGCTGTCAGGGCGTTGATGGCCTCGGAGAGCTTGGTGGAGCTGTTGACGCTGATCTTGTCGGTCATTGCCCGCCACCCTTCGACCCTTCTGGATCGGCGCTTTGAGACGTTTTTGAGGTCGATTGCCCGCCACGGTCTCCCTGGCCCAGGGCGGCGCCAACCTGTCCGGATCGAGTCTCTGGAAGATCAGCCTGAGCCGTGATGCGCATGTTCGGGCACGGAAGCCCACCCATGCCGTAGTGGATCTCGCCGCATAAAAGGCACTTGGATGGACCGGTAAGAGGAGCCCTAGGGGGCGCATAGCGGTTGCCTGTACCACGGCGAAGTGCTTCAACCTCAGCCTTCAGCTCAGCATTCACCCGCTCGTAGGCTTCGTAGCCGGTGCGTAGGCCTGCGATTTCTGCCTTGAGCTCAGCAATAACTGCTGATTTGGTATCGCGAGTGGCTTCTGCGTCGCGCTTACCACGCCACAGGTCTGCTCGTTCGCTCTCAAGCCGCTCGTTCTCGGCGATCAGGGCCAGGACTGCGGCAGGCTCGACCAGCATCACGCGCTTCGACTCAATCGGGTCGGCGATATCTTTTTGAGCGTGCGCCTCGGCCAGCCGCTTCAGTTCGGTGTTGTCGGTCATGTCCGTTGCTCCGTGGGTTTCTTGCCGAACTTCGCCAGCAGCAGTGCGCGGGCTGACTTGCCGTCGGCCGGGATGCCCTGCTGAAGGATTCGGTCTTGGGTTTGCTGGTCGGCCAGCTCGTTGGCGAGTTCGAATTCGGACTTCTGGCTGTCGTGACCGATGCCGGTGGCAATCTTCCCGTCGAGTGGCTGGCCCATCTGGGCGCGGCGCAGGATGATTTCGTAGCTGCGGTCAAAGCGGGCGCGCAGGCCCTTGTCTTCCTGCTTGGCGCTGCGCAGGTCGAAAATGCCCGTGGCTTCGGCGGCGAGCTTTACCGCGTCGTGGCTGTACACGCCCATCAGCGCCTCGATCCAAGCGTCAGCCGGAGCAGGCATGCCGAAGTCTTCCGGGCCGGGGATGCACATGGCGATGAACTCACCCACGCTCGGGGCGAAGGGCTTCTTGAGCTTGCGGCTCTTCTGGATGCCGAACTCGATCTGCTCCAGGGAGCGAATACCGGCGTCGGCGAATTCCTTGATCCACTCGGCCTTGGCGGCGTCGAGCGCTTCGGTGGATGGCCAGGCCTGGCGCCATGCTGGGAAGATCCCGCGCAGTCGGCGGAAAAGCTCGTTGACCACTTCGGCGGTCTGCGGCGTGACCTGAATCGGTTCCGACTGGATGGCTGGCGGCAGGTTGCCGAGGGTCGCCATCAGCTCGCTGGCTCGTTTCATGGGTTCACCAACAGGCCGTTGGCCCAGGCCGTGCTGTCGAAGTCCGGTTCGTTACCGTTTCGGCGCGGCGGGAGCTGGTGGACGTTGTTGACCTTGTCCGGAAATATCCCCGTCCAGCCGTTGGAAATCGAGGTGGCAAGGACTTGGTCCGGGTCTGCGTGCCCCTCCAGCGCCTTGGCCTGCTGTTCGCAGCTTTTGGCGGTCAGGGGCTTGTGGATTTCGCGGCGGTGCTGGCACCAGTCGGCCCAGGTCTTTTCGGTGACGTTGGCGGGCTTGACGGTGAGCGGGTCGAACTTTCGAGACTTCTCCGGCGCGGGAGCGGGAGCGACAGGCTTTTGATCTTGTATGTTCTCTTCTCTTCTCTTCTCTTCTTTATTCGTTGAGTTTTCGTTCAACGGAATTTCAACGGGCGTTGAACGGGCGTTGCGGGAGGCTTTAGGACGGGACTTTGCGGCGTTCTTGCGAGCCTCTGCGGACGCCCTTCCAGCAGCAATACGTTGTGCCTGCGTTGCGTGCAATGCTTCAAGATCGCGCTCAATTCGCTCATGCACCCACTCGCCATCACGCTCGTTGAAGAACTCGTTCAACGAGCGTTCAACGTCCGTCCAGCGGTCGTTGGTTAGGCGTGCGATTCGGGCAAGGCGAGACACCGGGATAGGCTTCCCGGTTTGCCAGTAATTGAATATCAGCAACAGGTACGCGCCATGTTCCTCGGTGGTGAGGTGCATGGTGTCTGCCAGGTAATCGGCCACGTACAGCTGCATGTATGGGAGTGCGGCCATGGTTATTCCTCCTGCAACTGATCAACGCTCTGGATCAGCTCCATGTACCGCCTGGCCTGATGCAGAAGGGTTTCAATGTCCCGCTTGTCGAAGCACTGCATAGCCTTCGGCACAACCTTCAAATCCAGCACGGCCAGGATCTGGCAGAACTGTTCGAACTTCTCGGGCTTCATGCGGCTTATGGTCGCTTCATCGCAACCCACTGCAAACGCGACAGGTGCATTGCCGACAGACGCAAGCTGCTGCATGAGAACGCTGTAGTTCTTGCGGGCCCTTACGGTCTGCTCTTGGCTTAATGGGCTCGTGGACATGGTCAAGCCGCCTTCTGATCAGCCTTCAGCTTGTTCTTGCTGATGACCTGGATCTGAAATTGGCGGACAGGCGGGATGTCGATCCCCCACTGCGTAACAGCGCTGGGGCGAATCCCCAAGGCATCGGCAAGCTTCTTTTTGGAGCCGAAATGCTTGATGGCGTCATTGATGTTCATTGCGAATCCTCGCTTGGTAATGCGCAGATTTAAGCACCCTTAAAACATGCGCGCAACAAGGCAGCGAGATTTTCACCCACTTAAATTAAGCTGACTTAACATACGACGATGAATAGAAACGAACGCATCGCCCGCGCCATACAGGTCAGCGGGAAATCAAAGAGCGAAATAGCCAAACTTTGCGACGTTGCACCTTCGGCGGTCACTCAGTGGATCAATGGGGATAGCAAGGCGCTGAAGGCTGAGAGCGTTTTTGCTTTGGCGAAAGCGACCGGATTCACAGCTGAGTGGCTTACCTTTGGTACCGGGCCCGAAAAAATCGATAGCGAGGAGCTGGGCACGCCAAGCGAGAAGGACTACGCATTGATACCTCAATACAGTGCTCACGGATCGTCGGGCGATGGATACCTTAACGATCATGTCGAGGTGACCGGTGGGCTGGCGTTCAAACGAGACTGGTTGAAGCGTATGTCCATGCGCGAAGAAAACCTGCGAGTGCTCTACAACGAAGGGGATAGCAACTGGCCAACACTTAGCGATGGCGAAGTGCTGCTTGTGGATGTTTCGCGCACCGACCCCACTAACGGCAATATGTACGCGATCCTTAACCAAGATCATGAGTTGATCATCAAGCGGCTGATTCGCGACCTTGCTGGCGGGTGGATCATTCGATCAGACAACCAGGACAAGGCGAGGTATCCAGACATGCCAATCAGCGACGAAGGAATGCGCGGGGTTGAGGTCGTGGGGCGCGTAGTCTGGCGAGGCGGCGGAATATAGGGAATACGGCATGAGCTGGCTAGACGCGTTTTCAAGCGAAGCTGACATCCAAAACCAGATGAACCAACTTAAGTTCACGACAGAACTGCCGCAGCCGAAACCGGCATTCAGTTACACCACGGGCTTGGTCTGCTGCTACAGCGTTGCGGTCAGCTTGATGGTCTTCATCCTATTTCGTCGGCTATGGAGAATAGCTCGCCATGGCGCTAACATCGGGTTCGGACGAAGTCGAACAGTAAGCTTTTTCCTTCGACAGGTCCCTTTGACTATCGCAGTAGCCATCTGGTCTGGATTCCTTTTGGGGTCTGTCATGGCTGCCATCGTTTCAGGTCTGCTCTGGATTACTACCTAGCTTTCCCTGCCGCCTAAAAGGCCCGCCGCGCGCGGGCTTTTTTATTTCCGCGCGCCTGCCAAATTCAGCTCACTTAAATAATTTACTTAAGCGCACTTGACCTCTGCTTTTCAGTGCGCTTAAATTCGCCCATGCAAATGCAACACAACACCGCTCTTTAGTTCCACCGCAACACAACAGGCAGCAATGGTCAGGCCTAAACAGACCAGATGGGGGGCCTCCACCCAAGGCGCGAAGCGTAAAGCGCCAAAACTGGAGAGGTTGCGGCCTGCATGGGCGTGGCGACCTGTTGGGCCCTCAGGGCTCCCGAACAAGTAATCGCCCAGTCCGCAGGTGGCGTGTAACAGCGGCCAGCAATACCGGAACCTTTCACTGATGCACCTGGCGACGGGTGCATTGGGAAAATCACCGGGAGTCACAAATGAGCGAGTTTAACTACGACCTGGCCAAGGCATCGTTCCCCAGCTTTGGCGATTACGCACTGATCGAAATGAAGCGTCATGGCGTGCCGAACGAGGTATTCACCCACAAGGTTATCGGCACTTACCAGTCGAACACCTGGGTGGACGTTCCAATCCAGTCGCCGCCCACCGAAACCATTCACAAGGGTGAAATGCAGGCTGTAGCCCGCGTGATTGTCTGCGGGATCAGCGAAGACAAGGTTTACACGGTCCGGGTGGCAGACATGAAACCCCGAGCCTTGCCAATGCCTGACGCCGAGGTTCAACAGCTGATGGCGTTCTATGAGGTAAAGGACATTCGCAGCCTGATCGACCAACAGGCCGACCACGTAAAGGTTCTCCAGCTTCGGCTGTCTCCGTTCCTCAACGAGCCAAACCCAATTAATCGAGTACGCGAAGGTTGACCGCATCACCTCTGCCCATTCCACCGAGTGGGCAGACGGATGCGGACGAAATCGCGGCCTACAACAACCCACCTGCATCAAGTCGGGAATCGCTGCGTCAGTTCGACGCTAAAGCACAGGCAGCGTGACAGCCGGGAAAGACCGGCACGCAGGTAGCCAGCGCCTAGCCGGTGAAATCCCAGACAGATCTGATCGTGGATCAGCGCCGGGCACCTGCACCTATTCAATATGCCCCTGGAGGCGACCATGGAACACGAAATAGTTGTTGAGGGGTTTGTCCTCCAGGTGGAGGTGAACATTCTGGTGGATGACCCGCCCTGCCCCGGTAGCTGGAACAGCGACTGGGACGCCCAGGGCGAACGGGAGCTGGAATTCAAGATTATCTCGGCCGTCTGCTACGACGATGACGGCGTGCGTATGACTTGCAGCCGTCAGTGGTCCACGGCATCACTGGCCCACCACTACTGCCCGCAGATCACCGCGGCGTTGTGGGTCGAGATCGACGCCCTCAAGCGTCGGCAACGGTGGGCAGCATGAGCCGTAACCACCGGGTCGCCCTGGAAATCATCGACTCCCGCTTCACCAAATTGCAGGCCGGTGATTCATCGGCCCAGCTCCACGCCGAAACGAGCATGGCCGTTGAAATGGCCCACTCGCTCGGCGCCATCGACACGCAAGAACACAGCCACTACGTCCAGCGCCTGCATCGTCTCTACGAGATTCAGGCCGAAGGGTTCCTGGCTGACATTCGGAGGGCTGCACCGTGAACACCATGACCCTGGCATTTACCCACACGTCCTGGCTCGGCGCTCTGTCGCTGGCCTATGACGCTGGTATCGAAAACGTCCACGCCTGGAGCCGTCGGGCCTGCCTGTGCGGTGAGTGGACTGTCGCGTACGAGGTGAAAGCATGAAGTGCTGGATGGTTCACGACGGCGAGCCTGCATACGGCTGCCAAATGGTGTTCGCGGAGACCAGAAGCCGCTCCAAGCTGGTAGGCATCAATAACTACCCGGGCGACATGGGCGACTGGATCGGAGTTGTTGCGTGGAGAAAGCCTGATTTTGACGGTATTCGTGATCATGAGTGCGCGGTCATGGATAACGATGAATTGCCGCCGGACAAGCCGTTTTATAGCGAGGTTATTGGATGACCACCCACCAGCGGCACCGGCTCCGCGCCATCCGCTGGACCTCGGCCATCGTTGGCCTGACCTTCCTCACCATCGTTCTACTGGGCCCAGCCATTGGCGGCCTGATCACCAACTAAAAACATTACACAGCGCCCCGCAAGGATGGCGCGGGAGCATTGCCATGTCCGCGAAACAGCAAGTAATCACCATCGACGACATCAGCGCCGACAACGCGCCGGCCATTTACGTTGCCGGTGGCCTGGGCCAGTTCTTCGACGCGGTGAAGGCCGAGGTAACCGGCGAGGTGCCTGATCTGACTACCCGCAAGGGCCGCGAGCGCATCGCCTCCCTGGCCGCAACGGTCAGCAAGTCCAAAAAGGCAGTCGAAACACCTGGTCGCGACTACCTGAAGCGCCTCAAGGAAATGCCCAAGGTGGTGGAAGCCGAGCTGCGCGACTTCGTGACCAAGATGGACAACCTGCGCGATACCACCCGCCAGCCGCTGACGGACTGGGAAAAGGCCGAGCAGGCCCGCAAAGACAAGCACGTCGACGGTATCCAGGCCATCAAGGATCTGGCCGTTTTCGAAGCGACCCCGGCCGCCGCCCATGTCGCCCAGATCATTGCGGACCTTGAGTTGGTCGAAATCAGCGATGCATGGGAAGAGTTCCTGGCCGAAGCCGCCCAGGTAAAGGACCAGACCCTTGCGAAGCTGCGTGCCCTGCACGCCGAACGCGCTCAGTACGAAGCCGAACAGGCCGAATTGACCCGCCTGCGCCTTGAGAAGGAGGCCCGCGACAAGAAGGACAACGAGGATCGCATTGCCCGCGAAGCTGCCGAGCAGGCCACCCGCGAAGCGGAAGCGAAGGCCCTACGTGATCGTGAAGCCGAATCGCAGCGTGTGCGTGATGACCAGGCCGCCGCCGAGAAGCGCGAGAGCGACCTGAAATTGCAGGCCGCCGAAGCTGAGCGCCAAGCCGAACAAGCGAAGCGCGAGAAGATTGAGGCCGAACAGAAAGCCGAGCGCGACCGCCTGCAAGGCATCGAAGATCAGAAGCGGGCCGTTGAGCAGGCTCGCCTGGACGAGAAGGCCCGTGCCGATGCAGCAGCAGACGAAATCCTGCGCCAGCAGCGGGAACGCCAGGCCGACGTAGCACACAAGTCGAAAATCCTCGGCGAAGCCAAGCAGGCCTTGATCGGCATGAACATCAGCGAAGAGCTGGCCAAGGCCATCGTCCTCAAGATCGCGCGCGGCGAAGTGCCGAACGTCACCATTCAATTCTGAGGTATTCAGCATGTCCACCGACATCATCATGCCGGAAGAACGGCACCAATCAGTCGCACTCCACCAGCAAGGGCAAGAAATCAGCATGCTATCGACGATCAGTCGGCTTGCTCTCGACCCTCGCTGCGACATGGATAAGCTGGAGCGCCTGATCGCGCTTCAAGACCGCATGGAAGCCAAAAGCGCACTTGAGGCCTTCAACGCTTCGTTCGCCGAAATGCAATGCGAAATGCCTTCGGTAGAGAAGCGAACCGAAAACACGCACACCAAGAAGATGTACGCCGACTTGGACGACATCAACTTCGCGGTGCGCCCGGTCATGGCCAAGTTTGGTTTTGGCGTGTCGTTCAAGATCATCAATCAGGCCGCCGGAGTCAGCATTACCGGAATCCTGATGCACAAGGCTGGTCACCGCGAAGAAACGACCATGATCCTCCCGCTTGATACCGGCGCCGGTCGTAGCGCTGTTCAATCGGTAGGCTCAACCACCACATACGGCAAGCGCTACGTCATGTGCGCCCTGCTGAACATCACCAGCGGCGACGACAACGACAACGATGGCTATGTAGAGGCCACTGATCAGCTGGTAACTCCCGCCCAGGCGCGGCAGGTGCAAGCCCTTCTGGATAAATGCAGCGAGGCTGTCCACGCCAACTTCGAAAAGAAGTACGGCGACCCGGGCCAGATTGCGAAGTCAGCGTTTGACGGCGTAGTGGCCGGCCTCAACAACTCAATCTCAAAGGCCGCCAAGGCGGCGCAGCAGGGGAATTGAACATGGCCATGCAAATCATCACAGAGGTCGAGCAGGGTTCGCCGGAATGGCTGGCCCTGCGCCTAGGTATCGTCACTTGCTCCGAGCTGGAATGCCTGCTTACCAACGGTAAGGGCGAAGCCGGGTTTGGTGTCGGCGCATTCACCTACATGCATACCCTGATCGGCGAGCGCATCACAGGCGAGGCTGCCGACCCCTTCACGGGCAACCGACACACCGAGCGCGGCCACGAGCTGGAAGGTGTCGCCCGCAAGCTGTACGAGCAGCGCGAGGAAGTCGAAACCAACCAGGTGGCAATCATCCTCAACCACGGAGCCGGCTATTCGCCTGACTCGCTGGTGGGGGCCAAGGGCCTGACGGAAATCAAAACCAAGCTGCCGAAGTTTCAGGTCGAAGTGATCCTTTCGGGCGAGATTCCAAAGGAACACGTCGCCCAGTGCCAGGGTGGCCTGTGGGTCTCGGAGCGCGAGTGGATCGACTTCGTTTGCTACTGGCCCGGCATGCCGATGTTCGTCAAGCGCGCTTACCGGGACGAAGCGATGATCCGCAAGATCGCCGAGCGGGTTAAGACCTTCTACGAAATTCTCGACGAGCGCATGAATCAAGTTCTGGGGATCGCAGCATGATCAGCAATCACCTAAGCATGGTAGAGGCTTTACGGCCCGCATCGAACGAACTGGCCGCCGCTGTCGAGCAGTACCTGGCGGCCGGCGGCAAGATCGAAGTAGCCGAGCCCATCGGCTACAAGCCAAAGCCCATCACCTACAGCAACCAGATGCCTCCGGCGCCGAAGCCATTCGTGCGGCGCCGGGTTCAAGCCGCGTCCCTGCCGGTCGCGCCCCTCGACGTGCGAAACGAAAAGCGCGCAGAGAAGGCTGAAATGGTAAGGGCCCTTGCCCCAAATCACACACAGGCGGAAGTATCGGGCATCACCGGCATGACACCAAGAACGCTCAGAGACCTCGCCAAGGATTTTGGGTTTTCGTTCAAGCGGTCCGCCCACGGCGGCCACTACGGCGATAAGTGGAAAGCGGAAACGGTAGTTCGTGATGCCAAGTACGCCGAGCGCATCAGGGCGTTCAAGGAGCTGGGTATTTCCCGGCGCCGGATCTGCGGCATGTTGGCGATATCACACAGGACGCTTGATCGCATTCTGGAAGATCACGATATCGATTACCCGAAGGCACGCCAGGGCAAGACCTCATGCGCCGCATAGTCCGCGTCCAGCAACGCAAACGCCAAACCTGGCTGGCACTGCCGGCCAGCGGAATACAAGAGGCAGTCCATGGCAGCCCAACCCAAAGAGCGATCGGCAAAGACTGCGGCGAGGCGAAAGACTCGCGGCGAGGAAGAGTTGCGACTTCACACCATGGCCGGCACCCGCCAGGCCTTAGCTGACCTGATGGCCTGGCACAGCATCGAGGAGCAGGGCGAGGCGATGACCCTGATGATTCACCACCTGCACGGCCTCGGCCCAGCAGGGTCAGCGCAGTTCCTCGCACCGCCGCGACACGAATACGTGATACCCGAAAACGTGTCGGCAAAACTGCAGCTCGCCTTCAACCGCGAATCGCTGCGCGTCTGTCACGACGAATAACCCCTCCCCCTTCAAAGTCAGCCGCTATAGCGGCAAGGATGCGTTCGCCCCATGAAAGTTACCGACGCAGAAATCCTGCAGGCCATCTGGCGCGCGCAGGTCAAAAAAACAGCCCGCGGTGTGATCGACAACTACATCGGCGGCACCAAGGGCCTGAAACGGGATAGCGAGCAGGACCGACACTTTGCCCAGTACCAATACATGATCGGGCGCGGGGACCTGGGCATTGCGCTTGGCAAGGGTCAGCTCGCTCGGCGCTTAAAGGTGTTGATCGGCGGGGACAACCTTCAATGGCAGGGGTCGCCGGGGCATGTCTACGAGTTCCGTACTGAAGCAGCCATGGACGTGTTCCGGTTTGCGCGTAACTGGTGGGCAGACCATGGAGTGCCTAGCGGTTGGGACGCGGATAACCAGTGCATGCGCACCATGCGCCTCGACAATTACGACGATCTGGCCGCCCAGCTCGAGAAAGTGCTGCTGGAACGCTTCGGAAATCAGGCGGTGACGCAATGATCGCCACCATCTGGTTCGCCTACGTGTTCATCTACAAGGGGCCTAGGCCATGAGCCAGATGATCAACGTTCGAACCGAAGACCTGGCCGGCCCCGCGCTTGGCTGGGCCATCGAGTCAATCGAAGGCGCCGCGCCGCCGGCGGAGGGCCAACTACAACTGGCCTTCTGTGCGCCACCGGTGGACGACGCCCAATGCGACCACCTGATCGCCAAGTACGCTGTTTGGGTTGAGCCCGGCCACCGCGAGAGCTGGGTGGCTGACGCGAAGTGCGATCCATTCCAGCGTGTGGCCGGTGATACCAGAGCGATTGCGGTATGCCGCGCCGTCCTACTGAAACTTTCAGGCAGCACCGTAAGCGTCCCCGCCGAATTCATCTAACCCAATCCCCCTACATGCCTGCCGGTGAACGGCGGGCGAGGTATTTCTATGCAACAGCAAAACACCGCCCTGGTGGGCAACGCAGAAGTAATCAAGATGCTCGGCATGCAGAGCGTTTCCGGGCTGAACAAACTGCGGGTACGTGACAAGACGTTCCCCACGCCGATCAAAACCAGTGAGGCGCGCGGCGCCCGGGTTCGCTTCGATCCCGTCGAGGTCGAACAGTGGATCGCCGACAAGAAAGCAGCACGCAACCAAGCCAGCAGCGACGAACAATAA